AAGCTTTATTGCATAGGGCTTAAGTAGTTCTATATCATCTAAATTTTGTATAAACTGTATAGACTTTTGCACCTCGAACTCACCCTCAAGGCTGTAGCTGCTAGTCAGTGCGTCTATTATGTTTTTCATCACACGCTAGGCCATAATTTTTCTTTTACCAGTTTTACAATTTCATCATCAATATCAGTCTCAGTGGAAGCGGCATAGTCCTCCAGCAGTCCCACGACTAAGGATTTCACTGCATTTGACTTGACGAAAAATTTTAAAATTGGCTTGATAAATCTAATCATTGATTTGTTTGTTTTTCCAAACATAGCTAAGATGCCTGTAATAAACAAGAAACCTTAATCTCATGGAAGAAGAAGAAAAGGAAAGTCGGGATTATTTTGGTCATGCAATCAGACTTTTAATTTTGGTTTGGGCTTTATCCGTTATGACTTTGGGATACATGGAAAAGATAAGGCTAGACACTTTTGCTGCTGGCCTTGTTGGAAATATAGCTTCGGCTTATGGTATCTCCATAAAGGGTAAGAATGGCAACCAAAAAAAACCAGTTATAGTAGATAATAAGAATACTAAAGTTGGTATCAAATGAAAAAGCTCTTACTACTTGCCGCACTCTGTATTCCAACTGCGGCCTACTGTGATATTCAGAGTACAATAACCTCATCAGTCAAATTAGAAAGCCTCAGTGCCGCAACGTCAGCGGACAAAATCGGCTCATCTTACAGCATAAGTGGTACAAATATAACGACTACAAGTGGGGACGCTGCAAGTGTAGGTGGCTTCGGCTCTGTAACTTCAGGAGTTCCAGCGGTGACAATGCCAAGTGCAACACAAACCACTGCTGGTGAAACTTTTAGCTTTACTCAGTCATATCTTGAGGGTGATGCTACTGCTGGATCAGCCCCAACTGTCGGAACAGTGGGAAACTTTAGTGATTTGACTTCAACTGCCGCTGGATCAGTAGGTACAGCAGCCGTCACTTTAGATCATCACACAATGTCTCTTACAGGTGGTACAGGAACAGGGGTTGTTCTTACTGGTCAATTTGTTACAGACTTAACTGTTGATTAATGTGGAGGACACTTCCGTTTGTTTTTCTTATATATAGCCCTGTCTATGCTGTCCCTGTGGTTCCTAACTTCACTCAGGGGTCAAGCACCAGTCGAACAGAAACAACAACTAATATTACAGAAACTATTCGAACAACAGACTATGGTGGATTTCAGTATAGTGTTTCAGGTTCTGGAATCCAAATGGACGGCAATTCAATATCACCTCCTATTACTACCAGCAATCAAAACATAAACGGAACGACTTATACTTGGACAGATTTAGATTTAAACCAAAAACCAAATTGGACTTTAACAAATCAAGGTGCTTTTCAATTTGTAGAGACATATACACCAAGTGGGGTTCAATCTATAACAGACATAACAAGAACTATTCAATCAGAAAGCGTAACCGATACAACTACAATATTCTCCCAATAATAGGATTATTGTTTGGGAGTCCAGTATTTGCTAATACCTCAAACACTGCGGCTCCACAAGCCTCTGCCAGTGGGTCAGTTTCAAATTTTGCAACGCAAGTTTTAGGTGGCCCTATGGTCGAAAATAGTTATGGTAATGGAATTATTTGTTCTGGCCCTCAAATGTCAATAAGCCCGTTTGCCTATTCCAATCTAAATATCAAACGTCCTATGGATTATACGTATGAAACTCCATATTATGATCCATCTGTTGATGATGACGGGAATCTTACAAATGCGGGTGAAATTCTTTTTTATCAAGAAAATTACAGTGGAAATAAAGATTCTTTAGGTTTAAATGTTGGTGTTGCTTTAACATTCAATATTCCTTTAGATAAAAGATTTCAAGATGCTTGCTTAAAAAGTGCAACGACACAAGAAAAAATACAGAGACAAATATTATCTAAAGAAAGATTAAATTATGAACTAGCTAGGCTTAAAAATTGTGGAGAATTAAAACTTGCTGGAATTGAGTATGCAAAATCAAGTATTTACCACAAGTTATGTGAAGATGTAATTGTAACTCCCAAAAAAGGCCAAGTTTTACCGCATAGTCATAAATTAGAAATTAAGAACTAGGCTTACTCAGTTTTTTCTTTATTTTTTTAAATATTTCAGATATTGCTTTTTTTATCAGAGGAGCCAAAAGCGCAGAGCTACCAGCAACCACACCCAACACAGTAGTTGAAATAAGCCCTTCAGGAGTTCCAATAAAACTCTCTCTGAATGGTACTTCTTGCCAATTTTCGACACACTCAAAAACTCCATTTATCTCTATTCTTTCGTAAAAATCAAATCTTTGAATCCTTTTGTCATTTCTGTAATCTCCTTTCATAAATTGAGGTTTAAAAGGTGGACAGGGTTCAAATTTTATTTTTTCTTTTTTTGTTTGTGGCACTTCTGGTTGTTCTGGTTGTATATCTTTTGATTCTTGACTCTGTGGAGCTAAAGGGGCTGTGTAAATAAAATTATTAGGATTATATTCCAATGGTTCAAAACTAGGGATATCAAACGTCCCACAGGCTTGATATGTACCTTTTTCATCTTTTCCTATCAGGCTAGGTAAATTATTTCTATGCGCATCAACACAGGCTGGTATATCAACTACAGGTTTATAAATAATATCAAGAGTAGGTTTTTGTATTTCCCATATTCTAATTTTTGGAATATCAATTTCTTTTATTTGTATTTTTGGAATTTGTATTTTTTGTATTTCCAATTATAATTTTGGCTGTTTAAATTCTGGTATTGTTGGGCCTGTTACATCAGGTAAAGCATTATTTAAAACTTTTGGCATCATACCCTGCACATTGTCCAGAACTTCATTCATCACTCTTGCTTTGAACTGTTCAGAGGTAACAAATCTGTAAGCGTAATATGAGCCGCCTAACATTGACAAGGTAAGAAATAAAGACAACAATGAGGCTATCTGACAAATTTTTTGAAACATAATGCTGAGAGAATTTCTAAGAGTGTTGGCTATGCCTTTGACTTTGATGACATTGTTTTTAATTCTTGGTTTGATGCCGTTGTATCTGATGGCTGGCTTGATTCGTGTTCAGCTTGAAGCTCAAAAATCTGTTGATCCAGCAACTTTAATGCGCCAGTGATTTCATAAAGATTTGCAAGTTGTTTTTCTTTTTCTAACAACAAATGTTGTTTTGTTTCTTGTAATTTTTGTAAATTCATAATTTAGTAAAGTTTTTTACCAGCAGTAATAGCAGCATCAATGTCTGTAAAATCCTCTGTTGTCCAAATAGATGTTTTTTCATCTAATTTTTTATAAAGTTTGATAATTTCTAGGTGTTCTACATTACGCTTCATGCGATCTTTGTATTCGTCATCTGTTTCACCTACTTTTTGTGAAGTACCGATTACAGTAACACTATGACCAGCAGCAGAAAAAATCTTTGCGATTTCATCAGCAGTTCTTTCTTCCATAATAAAAAAACTAATTGTTTACAGTTTACCCTGCTTCGAGGGCTTTGACTTTTACGGATAATTCTTTGATAGCATTTATTAAAACAGGTACAATTCTCTCATATTTCATAGTGTACGATCCACTTGAATTTATGGATGAAATTAACATATTTTCTTTTGTATCCCCATAACCAAATTCTTTTTCTATTTCTAATTCTTCTTGAGCTATCAAACCCAGCTCCAGTTGTGCTGCTTTTTTAGAGCCATCAGGTTTTCCGTCATCATACCAAATTCTATTGTCCCAACGATATGTGACAGGTCTCATTTTGTTTACCCAATCCAATCCAAAATTAAAATCAGTTATATCTGTTTTATCTCTTTTATCTGAACCAGTTTGAAAAGCTACTTTTATGAAAGCATTGGTAATACTATCATTTCCTATACAAACTTGATTGCTTGCTGTTGTGATATTTCCACTAGGAGAACCAGTTCTTCCAGCTCCAATGCCTAAGACAGTATTATTAGTTCCTGAAGATATTTCAAATCCAGCAGCATATCCAAGTGCAGTGTTATCATCGCCTGTACAATTTTCTAGAGCAAAAGACCCTATGGCAACATTTTTTTCTGCACTGACATTATCCATCAATGCTTGAAAGCCAAATGCTACATTTCTAACAGCAGTTGTAGCATCTTTCATAGCATTAGCACCTACAGCCGTATTTTCAGTTGCTGTAGTGGCTGTCAAAAGACATTTAGAGCCTAAGCCTGTATTTTCATCGCCTGTTTCACAAGCAGCCAAACATGAACGACCAATAGCTGTTATATCATTTGCTGTAGTAACCGCAGTTGCAGCTTCCGAACCTACTGCTGTATTTCTAGCCCCACTTGTATGTGCTTTCAATGCTTTAGTACCTACTGCCACACATTCACTAGCTGTTGAATTAGTCATGGCTTCAAAACCTACAGCAGTGTTGTTATTAGTATTAGCAGCATCTAAAGCAAAAGTTCCTACAGCTACATTCGAATGTCCTGTTTGATTGTTAAAAAGTGCATTTTGTCCCACTGCTGTATTACTATTCGCAGTAGTCGTGCTTCCTAGTGCATCTTGACCCACGGCAGTATTAAAATCACCCGTTGTTAAAACATCTAATGAGTGAGAACCAACGCACGTATTTTTTGTACCAGTAGTGATATTTTCTCCTGCAACATAACCCACTGCCGTATTATGTGATCCGGTATTGACGTCCCTTAGTGCAGCATATCCCACAGCCGTATTTGGAGTCCCTGTAGTGTTTGTTTTTAATGCTTCAGCACCCACCGCAGTATTGTTATTTGCAGTCGTGTTATTCATCAAACATGACTCTCCCACTGCAGTGTTGCTATTGCCCGAACTGTTATCTTCTAAAGCTACATAACCCACTGCGGTATTTTTTTCGCCAGTTTCATTTAATCCCAAGGCAACTGAACCTATTGCCGTATTTTTTTCGCCTGTGGTATTTGCGCCTAAAGCATTGGTTCCTACAGCTACGTGATTATTTGATGTGGTGACAGCATCTGCCGCACCAGAACCAACAGCCACGATGTTAACCCCAGAAGTAAGTGCTGTAAGTGCATTTTTTCCGATAGCAGTATTATTGCCACCAGAAACAGAGCCATCTAAAGCATTTTCACCAAAGCAAGTATTTCCAGCAACTGAGTTTGCTCCTTTACCAATATTTAATGAATTTATTGTTCCATCAACAGAAAAAGCTGGGCCACCAGTTAAAGTAAATAAATTCACAAAAGCATTATTACTTGTGTTTCTTAGTTTCATCAATGAATTTGAGGTGTCAGCGAAATATTGACTTGCAAAAGTTGTAGAGGGATCAGTTGAATTTGAATTATTTGTAGCAATAGCACTTAAAGCATTGTTTAAATCTGTACGAAAACTCGCACCAGATTGGTTTGCAATATCGTAGTCATGTGTGGCCATTACTTAATCCTTTTTATTTAAGTATATATTAATTGATAATTTAAATATAAACATATTTACCCTCCTTTACCAAACCCGATTGCAGTATATCTGAAATTTAAATTTTTAAGGTTATTGCTTGAATCTCTTACCTCAATAACAAATTGTGTGCCTGTGACAGATGTAATTTTAAAATAATCACCTGTTACAGCACCTTCAAGTGTTATACCAACTGTCGGCAGAAATGCTGTTGTAGACCCCCCCAATGATGCAGTACCAGTGAAAAATGGATTTGTAAAAGTAACAGTTTTTGCAGAAGTACCAGACGCAATAAGCCCATTTGTAGCGTCAGAATTACCAACACTTGTCTCTGTTCGTTGTTTTACAGAAGCTTCAAATCCAAGTTCTTTAACATTAATGTTTTGGGCTGGATCATTTGATTCTAATTCACATTTAAATTTAAATCCTCTTGCAATATATTCACCATTTGCAAAAGTATTAAACTGAGTAAAATTCGGGCCAATATTACAAGAAGTTCCACTTGATATTGTTGCGCTTACGCTTGCTGTCACAGTAAACGTATTTGTAGTAATTGTTTGAATTACAAAATTACCATCTGTTGCACTTCCAGCAGTAAAATCAATTACAACTTGTTCTCCGACTGAATAACCATGACCATTTTTTGTAATTGTTATTGTTGTTCCGCTTTGCTCGTAGGTAGCTGCTGTTGAAGTTGTAGTTGCTAATTGTGTTGTCGCAACAAGTAATTTTGCCCCAACATCTTCAGCAAGTGTTCCATCAAACTCTGTCCAAGTATCAATGTTTGCAGTTCTTGAATCAATGAGATCGTTTACTAAAAGTCCAGAAGTTAAAAATCGTCTTTTTAAAGTAAGATTAAAAACTGCACCCAAGTCAACCTCATTTTGAAATTCATAAGAACCGCTTGAATTTACTGGCCCTGCAAAATCTAAATTAGATAGATCATCAATATTCTGAGTTATATCATCAAAAAGTAATGTTCCATCTAATAACAAACCATCAAAAGTAGCACTATAAAAAGTATTGACTTTGTTACCTTGAAATGGTGGTGAATCTGTATCCTCTCTTTCAGTTAAAATTATTTGATTTGGTTGTGGATCAGGTTGTGTAACAATTATTTTTGCAGCATTATCTGACCTTCTGCCACCATCGTCAATAAACTTTATTAAATATGTTCCTGTTAGAGCTGGCACTAAGGTTTCTGTTGCGTTTCCAGCAAGTTTTGGGATGATTTCTGTTGCATTAGAAAATGTTGCAACAGAGGGATCAACAGATGGCGTGTGTCTTACTGAAATTGTTCCACCATGAGTCACATCAACAGAGGTAGAGGGGTTAAAACGTAGTCGTACAAACTGATCTGAGACAGGTTCAACGGTTAAACCACTAGGGTCTTCAGGCAGTGCTGTTTTACCAACAGCAGAAAAAGTTAATTCTGATTTTTCTGTACTTATAACCCCTAAAGCATTAAATGATTTTACAGCAAATTTATATGTTCCTAATCTTGCCTCTAACAATTCAAAACTTGGCCTTGCAACCCTTATAGTTTCAGGGTTATCTTTTTCATATTGAAATTCCACTAAATATTCTTTTACACCTTGAACTGGTTCCCATGCCAAAAATATTTTTGAAACAGCCCTTGCTCTTAAAACAACAATTTGTTCTGTAGCTGCTAAATTACTCGGTGGTGACGCTGCTTTGATTAAAGTTGTAATCGTTCTTGGAGTTAAAGCAACGGTTGTATCTTCTACTTGAGCATATTTATTTGTGTCATGTAAAACTGCTGTAATTGAATATTCACAATGATTTTTTTCTTCTATAGAAACAACTCTATAAATTTGTAATTGAGTTGATGGACTTTCTATGGCATATACACTATTAGATTGAGGTGTTGAAGAAAATGCGGAAGATACAGTAATTGTTGTACCAATAATAGATGATATAGTTTTTGTTTCAGTTGATCCATCAGGTAAAACAACACTTAACGTTGCGCCAGCGTCATGCGATAAATCATTTCCATCTATACTACTTCTATCAACAACTATTTCGGTCGTGGATACACCTGTATTTATACGACCACCTTTTCTGACCCCTGAACGAACTGTGTCTGCGATTCCGATAATTGTTGCTGGTCTAACAATTACACCAGCTTCAAGTGTTGTAGTAAAACTAACAACTTCATTTTCAAGTAAATTTGAATATAAAAACCATCTTCCAAGACGATTTGCTTGACCAATAGAAGTGCAAGCAAAAGCTTTAATTGTTTTTCTATTTGTTCCAAATTTATTTACAGCATCAAGGCCAGTTGAACCAGAACTTAGAGCAGTTATTTGATCAGCAGTGACCAATTCAAACTCCATAGACTGTGTTTGATTGTCAAAGTATTGAACTTCAACTTCTGTATATTTAAGTCTTGCGGCTTGATTTTGATATGTAAATCCTTCTTCAGTTACATTTGTATTGTTGAATATATATTGTGGATCAGATGTGTTAGTAGAGGTGTTTGTTGGTCTGTCTTGAGATATCTGTAAAGTACCATTACTATAAAAAGGCATGGCGTTCATCACAGCACAAAGATCATTTATCAAAGTGTATGCGTCTTTTCTTTGTGAAAGAATTATATTTGTAGAAAAACGTGGCTCTGTAGTGTTAGTTATTGGGTCTGTGATTAAAGCACTTGCATAAGCACTTGCAGAATAGAAACTAAAAACGTCTAAATTTTCTTCTTGTACAATACCTTTTTCTGCAACGGTTCCATCGCTGTTTAATTTATCTCCAAAACCTTTATCTGTTGTTAAAAGATCGTATAAAACCCATGCTGGATCAGAACACCATTCTTTATTAGTTTTAAATGTTCCGTTGAACGTATAACCATCTGGATAAATTACCCTTCCATTTGTGCTGTCTACTGTTGTATCATGCGGAACCTTGATCTTTGTACCCTTGACCCTATACATACGTCTTGGATAGCTGCGAAATTCTTGTGCATTAAATCTTAATGCAACATAAGCAAATCCTTGATAAGCACTTGTGTCTGTATTTATTTCTGTATATGAAAGCCAGTTTGTTCCATTTTGTGTTCTTGTATCTTGACTGTCAAACGAGTCTCTAAAAACAGTAAGAGTCAATGGATAATTTGAGGCAGCAAATTTTTGGTTAGTATCTGGGTCAATTAATATTATTTCGTAGTCTTTTGCAAAAGGACTTATTGTTTTTCCATTTGTTTTATCCAAAATTACAGGATTATGTATAGTACCATCATTTTCAGTAATTCTTATTGATATTTGAACTTCAGCACCAATGATATCACCGTCATCTAAAAACTGTTGAAGTGCTGGAAATTGTAGTGTGATTCTAACTTTGTCAACATCTGTATTTGTTATTGACCTTGATAAACCTTGAGTTGTTCTAACTGTACAATTAGCATTTTGAAACGAAGTGTCCTCAAAAGTTGTATTTAAAACAAATTTTCCAGTACTAGGTACAGAAACAATTTTTTGTATTTGCGGATTTGCTGTTTGAACAGTTGCAGCCTCAGTGGTGTTAATCCACTGTATAACATCATCAACTGAGTATCCATGATTTGATACATTGACCACCATTTGATTTGGACCAAGAGTAACCCCATCAACAGTTTGTCCACCACTGCCAGCTAATGTATAAGTTCCAAGTTGTTCTGTGGCAAAAGGTTCATTAGTAAGAGCAACACTGACAGGAATAGTATTTTCTATTGCATTGATTTCCTGAAGTGCTGTTTGATCGCTTGCGCCATTTTTTACAAAGATATCAACATCTGTGAAATTTTCTTGGCCTTGCGAGTTTTGTACAGGTGTATTATCTAAAAAAACATTTTTTCTAAATGTATTTGTACCACTGCCACCTTCATCAAATATACCGTCAATTTCACCGTATCCCAGCAAATCCAACACGGTTGCAAATTGTTTTGATCTAAGGCCGCCATCAATTAAATCAGGGTCAACAACTCTTCCATCTGGAGTTCTTCCAAATAATTGATCGCCTCCTTCAACTTGTCTAACCATCAGCTGTATTTCTCCTTATTTGTGCGGTATCAGTACCAGCACTTATAACTATTGAACCTGTAAAGACAAGGCCATAAATTATAGGAATTGGAACTCCACTTGAACTAACATTTTGAATCCCATTGAAAGCATAAGAACCTCTTATCTTTGGGTCAAGATCACTTATAGAAGATAAATCTAATTTAGGTTGTGGAGCAATCAAATCAACAACTCCACCTACAATCATGGAAACTCCAACTGTTGTTAATGCTGTAGCTAAAGTTCCTGAAATAAAAGCGATAGTACTAGTCGAGGCAATCGCACCCGCACCTAACAATGCAGCCCCTAAAATAAATGGCCCAGCACCAGAAGCAACAGGAATTATTTGAATATCACCTTCACCTGACATAGATAAAAACTCTTCAGTAACTTCATTTCCACCCATTTTAAACTTATAAAATTGGTCATTCATGTGTTTCTGTAAACCTTCAAAATTTGCCATAAGAAAGCTCATTGCTTGTTGTGGTGATTTAACAGCAGCTTCAAAATATGATTTTCCTAAAAACTGTCTGAGTTTTCCATAAACTTTTATTTTTTTAAGTTGCATATCTATAAACTCCTTTTAACGCTTGTTGATATTTTAAATCAAAAAGCTCTCTACAACTTAATGATCTAATACTGTGATTTAAAATCATCATATCTCCAATATAAACAGCAACATGATCATTATTGCCAGTTACTGATTGAAAAAGTAATACATCACCTACTTTCAAATTTTTATGATCCGATTGCTTTATAAATCCTCCTATCGGCAAGGCTTTTTCAAATTCTGGGTTTTGTATATGTGCTTTTATAGTTTTTGGTCTTTTCCATTGCATTAATTTAATATTTTTTGTCTCTAAATACCAATCAGAAATAATACTCCAGCAATCATATTTGCCCCAAATAAATTTTCTTCCAATCAAGGATGGTGCTTTCCAACCAACTGGCTCTAATTTTTCCCAATGATCATGTTCGATACTATAAATATAATATGGAAAGCCTAAATGTTCACAAGCTGCCCTATCTGTATCTGAAGGATTTGCAGGGCCTATAGGGTGGCTGTGTATAACACCAATGACCTCACCTGTATCTTCACATTCAGCCCAATCATCTGGATCAAGAATAAAAAATTCAAATTTTCCCTCTGCTAGATTTTTACAAGGCCAAAAAGTTTCTTTACCTTTGATAATTGCAAGCAAACCACAAGCCTCGTCTGGTTTTTGTTTCTTTGCATATTTTTTAAAAGATTCTTTCCAAGACATTTTACGCATTTACAAAAGTACCTACACCAGCAAAATCGGCTCTTGTAACAAGTTTTTTTGGTGCGAATATACCAAATAAATCAAAAGAACCTACCATTTCAAACTGTACAATATCTCTATTTTCTATAACTTTTCTTTCAATAAAATAAACTTCTCTTGGTAATTCTGCCGTAGGATCAACAGAACCTAATTTGTAAGGATTAACATTCGATGGGAAATTTGCTTCGTCGAGAAATCTGGCAAGGGTACGCCTACGTGTTACTTTTGCCCCTGCAAGATCAGAAAAAGCTGTTGTTTGATTTGTAAGCTGTAATATTGCAGTTATAGTTCCGAGTAAATTAGAAAAAGTGAGAGTCGGTCTTGGGAGCTTTCCCTTCCCTGTATATTTAAAACCTTCTGCTTTTACAGGCATCCTTGTATATGTATTTGACTGCCAAATTATATCTGTGCTGTCTTTCATATTATTACCAGCATGAAAAAGATAAACTATTGGTGTTGTTGGTGTTTCATGTGAATTAAATGCAATATTACCACTTGTTGATTGAGAAGTTGTAGCAGTAACAGTAAATTCATTTGTTGATTCAGTTTGTATTGTATAAATGCCATCAATACCATTACCAGATGTAAAATCTAAAGGAATTATCGTCCCTACAGGCATGCCATGACCAGTTGCACTAACAGTTATTGTTGTGCCACTTTGAGAATAAGTACCAGTTTGCGCTGTTTTTTTAAAATGAACATCAGGCTTTAATTCAACAGAAAATAACTCAATAATTGATTTGTTTGTAAGCTGTTGAAGTTCAGGAGTTGGATTTGCCATTTAGGGTTCAAATACCTCTCTGAAAGTACACTTTATTATGGCTCTATTGTTATAAGGTATTGTTTTTGTCCAAGAATCGCAAACAAACTGCCCCGCACCTGATCTTGTAATTGAAACATTACCGCTATTGGTTGCGCTGGCAGCAGCAGTGACAGTAAAGTTATCACGATCAACTTCAGAGGCTACAGCAAAAACCCCATCGGTTGCAGAACCAGTTGTATAATCTATTGTCAAAATATCTCCTATACCAAAACCATGAGAACTAATGGTTATTGTCACAGTAGTTCCACTTTGCGAATAAGTTCCTGTTTTTGTTCCTCCTTCTGCTGGTGGTGTGAATGTAAAGCTTGCCTGATCATTTACTCTTCCTCTTAGAAAGCCTTCTATTGTATCTGCTTCCGCTTCAGACACGTTAAAAGTAAGATCATATACTTTGGGGTCTTGAGATTGTGGAAGTCCATATAAAGCCCTGAATTCATAACCATCCCCAAGACTTGAAACCTTTATTTTAGGTTTGCTTTGTTTTCTCATCCCGTAAGTGGGAGATATTGAAGGAAAATCTGCCATTACCTATTTAATAAACCTCCAGCCCTTTGTTCATCAATTATAGTTGCTTGAACAACGCTGGCAATAAGACCTCCAAGCTGATCCGCCTCTGATCCATTACCTTGAACAGATGTACCTGATGCATCAACATTTACAGTGATCATATTATTAGTTGTACCTCCTCCACCGATTGCATTGTTTGGAATAATTGTACCAGCAACTTTTGGAACAAATAATTCTGGCCCTCTTTCACCAACAAGTGAAGCTTTTCCGACAGGTGGGTTGCCTCCATTTGCAAACGACCCTGCTGGTAATTTCATAGGAATACCAGTTGCTTTTGAGGCAGCTCTTCCAAGCCGCATTGAATCAGCAGAAACGCCACTTCTTCCACCTGTAAAAGCACTTATAAGTGTGTTTCCAATAAAATTACCTATTCCAGAAACAGCCCTCTGTATTGCTAGCTCAATAAGTTTTCTCTTTAATTGATTTAAAACATTTATTGCTGCTTGTGCTAATGTTTGTGTTCCCATGACAGCGTCAGTAAGATTTTGAACAATTCCTTGCTCTACAGCTTGTCCTATCTCCATAAATTTTTCTTTTAATTTTTCGGCTGCTTCTTCTTTTTCCTTTATTTTCTTTTTTCCTTCATCTTGTGACTTGTTTTCGTTATTTAATAAATTCAAACGTTCTCTAAGTTTTGCAATCTCCTCATCTAATAGCCTCAATCTTTCTAGTTGTAATCCTGTTCCTCTTTTTTGTGATGCAACTTTTGACCTTTCTGCCTGTAGAGTAAGAATTGCCGTTTCTAATTCTTTTTTACCTCCTTCTTCGACAAGTTTATTAAATTTCTTTTGTTCTCTATTATGTTGAATTAAAGCTGTCGTAACAAAACCAATTGCTGAAGCAATAGCTACAAAAGGTATAGCGTTAAGTGCAACAGCAGCCAAACCTCCCGCAAAAGCAACTTGTTGTAAACCTGTTGCAATGACTGGTAAAAGTACTGCTACCCCTTTGGCTGCTAAAGCAATAGCGGTAAAAATAGCTGCTGTTTGACCTATTGGTGAATTTAAGAAATCAGTTGCTGCTTTTGTTAGCTCTGTCAATCCTTTCACAACAGGCACAACTGCTGGTGCTAATAAATCACCAAATGCTCTTGATAAATCTTCAGTAGAATTTGATAAATTTTTAAACACTTGAGTAGGATCATTTGCCAGTAAAGCCTTCAAAGATGCCCCACCATCAGACTCAATTTTTCGTAATGCTCTTAAAACAACATCACTTGTCAATTTACCTTCTGATGCAAACTTTTTAAGTTCTCCAACTGTGACCCCTAATTCATCAGATATAGGAGCTAGTAGAGTTGGTATTTGTTCTGAGATACTTCTAAACTCATCGCCCTGTAATCTTCCAGAACCAAGAGCCTGTGCTAACTGCCTAAATGCGTTTGATGCCTCTATTGTTGATGCACCAGCTAGTTTTGCTGCTGTATTAAATCCAAAGAAAGTGCTTTTTATATCTTCAACACCAACTCCCAAAGGTTGTAATCTTGCGGTTATATCTGTGATACCTTCAAGAGCTTCAGTTGCACTAAGTCCAAATGCTTTTTGTGCGTCAGCAGCTACTTGCTGTGATCTTGCAAAAGTACCAGATGCTTTTGTCAACAAACGTAATCTTACATTTAATTTCTCAAAGTTAGCCGAAGTTCGTATTGCTTGTGTGCCTATAACAGCTATACCAGTTGCAGCAATAGCACTTCTTAATCCATTAAAGGAATTTTGTAGTTTATTAGTTCGAGTCTGTACCCCATTTAATGCTCTAGTAGCACCACTGGCATCAACTCTAAGTCTTACTACTGCCTCTGCCACAAATAAAAAAAGCCTTTATTATATATTACCTTGAATTGTGTTTTTGTCGTTGTGCGGCTCTTTTTTCTTCTTCAAATTTATTTTCATAATAGCCAGCCCAATATATTAACTCTTCCTGAGTAATAGATTTTCTTAATTCTTGTATTGTTTTTCCTAATTCTGTCGCGAGAAAAAACTCAAAATTTAACCAGTTATCCCGCTTTAATCGTTTTTTGCTGTGTTTATATCAAGTTTTATATCAAACAAAAACAATTCAATTTCATTCAAAACATTTTCTGGGAGTTCTCTTTGCAAGTTTGGTGCATCTGCAAGAGCAAAAGCCTTTGTGCCATCTTCTAACTCTGCCATTTGGCAAAGAAGTTGAGTTGACACTGCAAGTGCTTCATCAGTGCCAGCAACACTTTGCGCTCTTTGTCTATCAAATCTTGTAAGCGGCTTAAAATATAAATCAACTACCTTTTCGCCTTTGGCATTTTTAAACTCATACTTTCTCCTAGTGGACATTTGATCCCCATAGGACTCAGTAATGAGATCAATAGTTCTTTTGTTTGGCATAAATTAAGTGCGAAGTATTTTTAATTTACTATATATCTGAAGTTATTGCACCTGAAGTCTGGAAGGTAATATTTATTTCTTGGATTTCGCCAAGTGTTGCTCCATATTCTGCATTAGTAATTATTCCAGAAAAGCCAAACTTTTTAGAACTTGCTGAACTATCTGGGAATAATTCAAACAAAGCGTCAGCAGCATCACCTGTAGTTAATACATCTTCAACAAATGCTAAATAATCTGAGTTTCCAGCGTTATCATAAATAAGTGTCGCTGAACCCTCTCCAGAAATAAGACCACCAACAAAAGTCTTTGATGTATTACCCATAATTGTAGTTTCCTGAGTATCTTTAGTAATTGATAAAGACCAGTTTCTAAGACCTGATATATCAGCTTCTGTTCCAGCAGCATTGTGAAACATAATTTTACCGACATCACCTTTTACAGCAGCCATAACAAAAAAAAGAAATATTTATAAATATATTAACCCTTTTCAGACTTTTTTACATCTTTTTTAGAATTTTCTTGACTCTCCATATATCTTTTACAGTTTGGGTCCCAGTATTGTGGGTCCCTTACACCCTTCACAGCTTCAATAGCGTCCAGCATTTCCTCTGTAATAACAAGTTTTGCCATGTTTAAAGTTCCTCGTAAATGTTAAAAGTAATTCTAATTTGTGTTTGAAACTTACCCTCTGGACTTGATGTAAGTATTTCAGGCCCTACAGGTGAATCAAAAATTACATTACTTACAGTCACTCTATTGTATAAGTCTCTTAGCCTTTTGCAAATTGTAAAGTTAGACCCTGCCCCCAAACCTTCCTCTGTAAATACATTTAATAAAACTAGACCAACAACATTATTATCTGAATCAGTTGTTCCTCCCATTGTTAAATATTCACCAGCACCAAAGCTTGTTATGCACTGAACAAAAGTATCCTCTGCTGTCGAATCAAAGGTCATATTATTAAATACAACAGGGATGGCTGGGCTTGAGGCAAGCTCTGTGGCTAACCTAGCCTCTATTGTTGATCTAACAGTGTTTAAATCTATAGCAGCCATTAAATAGCCCTCCTAAGTTGTTGTACAACATATTGTTCAAGCTCTTTTCCTATGAGTTCTGGAAATCCAGCAACAGTTTTTTGTCTTGTTCTGTATCTGCCACCCCATGATCGTGGTAAGTTTGTTCCAAAACAAACAGGTTCAGCATAAGGTAGATTATTAGTTACTGTTCCTTGAAACTTTTTAATATCTGTTTGCCATGCTGCTCTAAGTTGACCACCTCCCTTTGGTTCACCTTTATAAACAACTCTTACTGGTGTTGCTTTTTTTACTCTTGCTGTCCACTCCAAAGTAGTTGCAGCTACTAAATCAACAACTAATTCTTCAAAAAAATCATCAATCTCAGTTAATTTTATTTGTCTTGCCATCTTTACCTC